AGGTGCCAAGAAGATGGCCGCCAAGAAAATGGCTGGCAAGAAGATGATGGGCAAGTAAGCCTATGGCCGAGGCGGCGAGCAAATCTAATCCGGCTTTGTGGAAGCGCGTTGTGGCGCGGGTCAAAGCAGGGGAGAAGGGTGGGAAGGCTGGCCAGTGGTCTGCTCGAAAGGCCCAGCTTGCCGTCTCGGCATACAAGAAAGAAGGCGGTGGGTATAAGGGAGCCAAGTCCGAATCGAACTCCCTCGCCAAATGGACCAAGCAGAAGTGGACAACCAAGTCTGGTAAGCCATCGACGCAGGGTAAAGAGGCAACCGGCGAACGCTATCTTCCTGAGAAGGCAATTAAGTCTTTGTCCTCGGCAGAATATGCCAAGACATCTGCGGCCAAGAGAGCAGCCCTGAAGAAGGGCAAGCAATTTGCTAAGCAGCCGGAAGACGTTGCTTCGAAGGTCAAACCATTTAGGACGTGAACATGGAAAAGAAACCTCCCCTTGGTTCCGGTGAGCGGTTCAAACAGCTGACCGAGAAGCTCGAAAAGCAGGGTGCGAAGAACCCCAAGGCTCTTGCTGCCTTTATCGGCCGCAAAAAATATGGCAAGGCCAAGATGCAAGAGATGGCCGCGAAGGGAAAGAAGAATGGATAACGTCCTCAAGTTCCGACCGAAGACCTCTTACTCAAGCAAGGTTCCCGGCGAACTCTATGAGACCGCCCCTGCGGAGATCGATGACATCTTCGATATGGTCCGTGGAAACCTGAAGCAGATGGTCCTGGTCGGCATCGATGAGGACGGCGAGGCAATCGTCGCTTCCTATCCGGCAGTCCTCGATCTCGATTCGGTCATGGAACTCTTTAACCTGATTAACAATTCGGTGTTCGACCATGAACAACCTAATTGATCTCGGTGGCTTCACGACCCAACTGTCAGTGACAGATCGCGAGCGGCTGCGCGTCATTGTTCGCAAGGTTCATCTGCGTCACTACCCACAAGACAAACTGACCAACTATGAGTGTGATAAACTCATTGAGGCATGGGGACCGGAAGTTGCTGGGCAGTTGGTCAAGAAGGCCGTCGATGCCGGGGTCTTCAATTGACCTTCAGCTATAAGCCAGAGGGCGAAACCCTCAAAGCCTTTATGAAAGATAACTCCTTCTTTCGAGGGCTGCGAGGGCCGGTCGGCTCTGGCAAGTCGGTCTGCTGTGCGGTCGAACTCTTTCGTCGGGCGCTTCAACAAGAGCCAGACAAGAATGGAATGAGACGAACCCGCTGGGCCATCGTCCGAAACTCCTATCCTCAGTTGCGAACTACGACCATCAAGACCTGGCTCGATTGGTTCCCCGAAGATGTCTGGGGCAAGATGCTCTGGCATCCACCGCCATATACTCACCGCCTCAAGCGTGGGAATGTGGACATCGAAGTCATCTTCTTGGCCCTCGATAGAGCAGAAGACGTGAAGAAACTCTTGTCTCTTGAACTGACCGGCGTCTGGATCAACGAAGCGCGTGAAGTTCCAAAGGCAATTGTCGATGCCTGTACCATGCGTGTCGGTCGCTTTCCCTCGATGAAGGATGGCGGGCCTACTTGGTATGGTGTGATCGCAGACACTAACGCACCAGATGAAGATCATTGGTGGCCGATCATGGCTGGCGAAGCGCCGCTGCCGGATCATGTCACTCGTGAAGAAGCCCTGATGCTGGTCAAGCCAGACACATGGAAGTTCTTCAATCAGCCCGGTGGCATCCTTGAGATCAAAGACAAGGATGGATCTATCACTGGATATAAGCTGAACCCGAATGCCGAGAACCGGAAGAACCTGACGCCGGAATACTATCCCGATATTATCAAGGGCAAGGCGAAGAACTGGATCGACGTCTATACGTTGAACAAGCTGGGCTCTCTCTCAGATGGAAAGCCGATCTATCCCATGTTCACTGAAGAAATCCACGTGGCCAAAGAGCCATTGATCCCGGTCCCGAACGTCCCGATCATCGTCGGCATGGACTTTGGTCTGACACCGGCTGCCGTTTTCTGCCAGCACATTCGTGGTAAGTGGTTGATACTACACGAACTTGTTGCCCAGGACATGGGTATCGTCCGCTTCGCGGAACTCTTCAGATTGGAACTCGCCCAGCGATTTCCTGGTATGCAAGCCCATGTTCACGGAGATCCGGCGGGTGACTATCGCGCTCAAACGGATGAGCGGACGCCATTCCAGATCCTTCGCTCGGCTGGCATCAAAGCCTATCCCGCTGGGAACAATGATGTTTCGCTTCGCCTCGAAGCAGTCTCGACCACATTGAGCCGTCTCATCGATGGCCAATCTGGTTTCTTGATTGACCAGCGATGCGTCAATCTTCTCAAAGGTTTCCGTGGTGGCTATCAGTACCGCCGTCTTCAGGTCTCAGGTACGGATCGCTATGAGGAGAAGCCGAACAAGAACAAGTTCTCCCATGTTCATGACGCACTGCAATATGCGCTGATTGGTGGCGGTGAAGGCCGAGCCTTGACCAATACGGGACAGAACCAAAGACCGGTTGTGGCCAAGCGGGACTTCGATGTCTTCACCCGCCAGCCTATTGCTCGTCGGCCATCGCGTGTTAGGTTCGGTCCATTGTAGTCAAAACTGCACACTTGCAAGTGTGGGTAAATCTCTAAGTCATATTTCCTTTCAGGAGATCCCAATGTGCTTTAATCCTCCCAAGCCCCCACCGCCTCCGCCGGAAGATCCTGCTCTGAAGCAGCAGCGCGAAGACGCTTTGGCTGCGGCCCAGACTGAGAAGTCTGAAAACAAAGAGCGCCGTATGCAGGAACAGGCTATTCGCTCTGGTGGCATGGCTGGCTTTCGCTCTTTGATTTCGGGTAACAAGGGTGGTGGCGGCTTCGGTCGTGGTCTCTTGGGATAAAGGCTAAAGCCAAAGATGATTATCAACGAGCCGCTTCCCGATACTTCTGGCAATGAATCCGAGGTCTTGAGCAATCGCTTTCGGCGAGCCAAGACTATTAAGGATCTGTGGCTCCCCAAGTTTGAGGAGTGCTATGAGTATTCGATGCCGCAGCGTGAGAGTTTGTATGCTCAGACGCAGGCTCAGGTTCGCACAGATAAGATCTTCGATGAGACGGCGGTGGTCGGTGTTCAGGAGTTTGCATCGCGACTTCAGTCCGGTCTTGTCCCGAACTATGCTCGATGGGCAGAACTGATCGCTGGCTCTGAGATCCCGGCTGATCAGCAGCAGGAAGTCGACAAGGCTCTCGAAGAAGTCACGAACTATATCTTCGAGATTATCCAGAACTCAAACTTCGCTCAGGAAGCCAACGAGGCTTTCCTGGATCTGGCAGTCGGCACTGGCTGTCTCCAGATCACAGAAGGCGATGCCGTCAACCCAATCCTCTTTACCGCTGTCCCCTTGGGCCAGTTGTATCTGGACATCGGGCCTGATGATCGTATCGATCATATCTTCCGTGAGCGTTCGCTCCGCGCATCGAATATCAAGGTTGCCTATCCCAAGGCAAAAATCCCCGCCGAACTTCAGCGCAAGCTCGACTCTGGCAAGGATGAGCATATCAACCTAGTTGATTGCACCTACCGTCTCTATAATTCGCTGGACGAAGAACACCAACGTGTAGTCTTTGATCCGAAAACCAAGGACATCTACTTCAAAGAAAAGTTCTCTGGCGTTGGCTCGGGCCAGTATATTGCCTTCCGTTGGTCCAAGGTGGCTGGCGAAGTCTATGGCCGTGGACCGCTGATGAATGCCATGCCCGCAATCAAGACCTGTAACCTGACGGTTCAGATGGTTCTTGAGAACGCGCAGATGGCGATCTCTGGTTTCTACACGATGGAAGATGATGGTGTCATTAATCCAGACACCGTTCAGATCTTGCCGGGAACCATTGTGCCAATCGCACCGGGATCGAGCGGGCTCCGTCCTGTCGCTCCGGCTGGCGATTTTAATATCAGTCAGCTTATCTTGTCGGACATGCGGATGAACATTCGCAAGGCTCTGTATAATGACATGCTCGGCAATCCTGATAAGACGCCGATGAGTGCCACTGAGGTGGCGCAGCGCATGTCTGATCTTTCGCGTCAGATCGGGGCATCCTTCGGCCGCCTTCAGGCAGAGTTCGTCAATCCAGTTTTGCGTCGAGTTGTGTATATCTTGAAGAAGCAGGGGCGCATTAACCTTCCGACCGTCAATGGTCGCGAGGTCAAGGTCCGCTCAACAAGCCCGCTCGCTCAGGCACAAGCGCAGCAGGACATTGTTGTGTTCGACCGCTTTGTAGAATTGGTGCAGGGTCGCTTCGGTCCCCAGCTTGTCAATCTGCTGGTCAAGAGCGAAGATGCAGCCAAGTATCTGGCTGACAAGTTTGGCGTTCCAGAGCGACTGCTTCGCTCGGACAAAGAGCGTGCGGATCTTGTTGCCCAACTTACTCAGTTACAGGGAGCTATGAATGGTGGAGAAACGCCTCCAGGTGGTGGGGCCTGACGGGATCCCCCGTCCTCCCGACAAAGAGCAAGAACTCAACAAGATCTTCAATGGCGTATTTAGCGGGGCTGCCGGATCGGAAGCCTTGCGCTATTTGCGTTCTATAACCATTGAAGCCGTGTCAGGGCCGAACGTCACATCCAACGAACTGTTCCACCGTGAAGGGATGCGCTACCTTGTAGGCATCATTGAACAGCGAATCTCAAGGGGAAAAAATGGCTGATAGTCTTATTTCTGGAAACCAGGGTGCGCCCGATGGCGCGGTCAACGATCAGATTACCGATGCGGTAACACAGGGCCAGCAAGAGCAGCGGCCTGATTGGCTGCCGGAAAACTTCTGGGTCGATGGCAAACCGAACTATGAGAACCTTGCCAAAAGCTATAGTGAGATCCGAACCAAGTTCGGCAGCAAGGAAGAAGATCTCCGCACTCGGATCATCGATGAGCTTTCGTCTGAAGCCATTGCTGGCCGACCGGAAGCTGCTGATAAATATGAACTTCCTGAAATCGAAGGTTTCAATCTTCAGGAGATGGCAAACCATCCCATGACCCAATGGTGGTCCGAGTTTGCCTTTGAGAACGGCTTCGATCAGGACACGTTCAAGACCGGCATCCAGAAATATATTGAAGCAAAGATGTCCGATATGCCGGACTTCGATGCCGAGATGAAGGCGCTGGGCGACAATGCCAAGGCTCGCACTGAGGCTGTTGGTCTATGGGTCAACAAGAACTTTGACGAGACGGAGCGTGGTCAGATTGAAAAGCTCTGTGCCACCGCTGAAGGGGTCAAGACCATGGAGAAGGTCATGGCCATGCTCAAGGATGGTGGGTCAAGTTCAGCCTTTGAACCGCCGCCGGAGGTGACTGATAAGGACGTCCAGAAGATGATGATGGATCGTCGTTACTGGCATCCGGCAGATCGAGATCCGAACTACGTGGCCAAGATCGAGGCCCACTTCCGTAAGAAGTACGGTGTCGGCTAGTGCTGGTTCGGCGCTTTGAGGCCCAAGATCTTGAGGAGTGCATTCTCCTTGGGGCTATGATGCACGAGGAAAGTGTCTTTAGAGATCAACCATTTAGCAGAGATCGGCTGGCTTTTTTGGCCCATCTCTGTGTAACTAATCAAGACTATGCCTGTTTTGTAGCCGAGCGAAATGGGCAAGTCATTGGATTAATGGTTGGTCTTAAAGGCCAGCACTTCTTCTCCGATAGCAAGTACGCTGCTGATCTGGCTCTCTATGTCGAACCACGCCATAGAGGGTCAACGGCAGCAATTCGGCTTGTCATTGAGTTCTCCAAATGGGCCGAGGCTTCTGGCTGCAATGAGATCCGCTGCGGGGTCACGACCGGAATTAATGATGAGGTTGGCGGCAAGATCTATAAGCGGTTCGGGTTCCAAGATGGCGGTTCCCTGTACGTAAAAAAGATTAGTCCATTGTAATCAGTGGCCTAAAAGAAAAAGTCTAGCACAGGCCCGCATAGCTGGTTGAGCCCCGTAAGGGATAACTCTTCCCCCGGTGATTGTCGGATAACCTATTCACCACAGGTTTCATCAAACTTTGAAAGGGCAGGATCATGGCTATCACCATTGACCAGGCTTTTATCAAGCAGTTTGAGTCCGAAGTTCACATGGCCTATCAGCGCCAGGGCTCCAAGCTGCTTAACACGGTTCGCTTCAAGAACTCGGTTCAGGGTAAATCCACGACTTTCCAGAAGGTTGGTAAGGGCGTGGCTGCAACCAAGAGCCGTCATGGCAATCTCCCTGTCATGAACGTCGATCACACGAACGTCGAGTGCAACCTCTCTGACTACTATGCTTCGGACTATGTTGATAAGCTCGATGAGCTGAAGATCAACATTGACGAGCGTCAGGTTGTTGCTTCGTCTGCTGCTTACAGCCTTGGCCGTAAGTCGGACGATCTCATCCTCACGGCTGCCGACTCGACTTCGAACACGATCACTGAGTCCAGCACCGATGGTCTGACCCAGACGAAGATCAACACCGTCTTCGAATACTTCGGCACGAATGATGTGCCGGACGATGGCGAGCGTTACTTTGTCATCAGCCCTGCTGGCTGGGTCGATCTGCTCGGGATCTCGGCGTTCTCGGACGCTGACTTCGTTGGCTCGGACGATCTCCCCTACAAGGGCGGCATGGTTGCCAAGCGTTGGCTCGGCTTCATGTGGATGACGCACTCTGGCCTGTCGATCTCTTCGACAATCCGTAAGTGCTTCGCCTATCACCGCTCTGCCATCGGCATGGCCTCGGGCCAGGACGTTTCGACGGAAGTCAACTACGTCGCCGAAAAGGCAGCGCATCTTGTCACGGCTATGATGTCACAGGGCTCTGTCCTGATCGACACCACGGGCGTGTACGAAGTCCAGATCAAGGAGTAACTCATCATGGCTCTTGTTGCTACTGACCTCGTGAAGGTCGCTGGTGGCGCTCGTCAGGTGTGGCACTACACCTCTGCTGACGCACCTGGTACGATTGCTGGTTCTGGTTACTTCAACGATGTAACTTCGAACCTTCGTCAGTGGGATACCATCCTCACGGTTGGTACTACTGGCGGCACTGTTACCGTTGATCTTCTGGTTGTCACGTCCGCTACGGGCGCGGCTACCGTTACGACCACCAATGGTACTTGATAGATTTCTCTCGCATTGAGAGTTTTCTTTCATGCGGGTGGGGCTTCGGTTCCACCCGCTTTACTATAAGAGGGCATCGTGGCTATTACTGATATCGATATCTGCGCTCGCGCTCTTATTCTGATCGGCGCAAGCCCCATCACATCCTTCGATGATGGAACGACTGAAGCAACTGTTGCGGCCAATCTCTATGAAGATACGGTGCGTGATATGCTGTCGCGTCATCGTTGGCGTTTTGCTAGCGGTCAGGCCCAGCTTTCTCGCTTGGTCGATGCTCCTGATGCAAGATGGGATGCGGCCTATCAGCTTCCCGCAGATCTTCTGGTCCTTCATAGTGTCACGGTCACTGATGACCAGATTGCCTATGATCGCTATCAGGACAAGATCTATTGCAATGCCACAAGTGAAGATGTGGTCTTTGCTGACTACACCTTTCAGGCGAATGAAGATCTCTGGCCTCCGCACTTTGTGACGGCTGTCCAGTATCAGCTTGCCTCGATCTTTGCCTATTCGGTCGCAGCCCAAGAAGGGCTCTCGGAGATGTTTGAGAAACGCTGTATGCGTCAACTCATGATTAGCCGGACTATCGATAGTCAGAGCCAGACAACTCGCCGCTTGAACGTCCAGCGGTTCAATCAGGTGCGGACTACGACGAGAGGTTTTTAACCGATGGGAATGAAGATAGTCCAAACTAACTTCTCATCGGGAGAGATCGGCCCCCTCATGGACATGCGCCATGACACAGGGGCATACCAGAATGGCGCTCGCCGTCTTCGCAATGTCTCAGTTCTTAATCAGGGTGGTATCACTCGCCGTCCTGGAACGGAATATCTTGCGACACTGAATGGCCGCACCCGCCTTATTCCATTCGAGTTCTCAAGCACTGAGCAATATATCTTTGCTTTTGGCGATCAGCGACTTGATATCTACTCGACCGCTGGCTCATTGATCCAGAGCATTACCAGTTGCCCATGGACTTCATCGATCTTGTTCTCGATGACCTATTCTCAGGCGGCTGACGTTATGATCCTCTGCTCGCCTCAGATGGCGACACAGGTTATTCGTCGTACAAGTTCCACGACATTTACTCGGACGGCTTTTGCTTTTTCCAAGGCAGTCAATGAGGAACTGATCTATCAGCCATACTATAAGTTTGCCGATGATGCGATCACCCTGTCTGCTTCTGGCACAACAGGAAGTGTCACCCTGACAACGAGCGCAGCTTTCTTCACGGCTGGCTATGTTGGAACGCGAGTACGCTGGTTTGGCATTGAGATTGAGATCACAGCCTATACCAATTCAACTACAGTCACAGGAACCGTCAAGGGCGAACTTCGCGGAACCTATGATATTGATCCGCTCAAGACAACCGATGGTAATTCTGAGGTTGAGGTCTTGCATGTGAACCATGGATTTGTCACTGGCACTTCTGTGACATTATCGGGCATCAATGCTTTTGCTGGTCTGACCAAGGCGCATCTGAATGGAACCTTTACCATCACGGTTATAAACGACAATGTTTATAAATATACCGCTGGCGGTACAGCCAATGCTTCTGCCGATGGTGGTGGTCCAAACGCCCATTTCTCTGGGAATAATCTGCCGACCCGTAATTGGGACGAGCCAGCCTTTTCGACTGTCCGTGGTTATCCTGGCTGCGTGACATTCCATGAAGGCCGTCTGTGGTTTGGTGGATCTTACTCCCAGCCAGATAGTCTTTGGTCTTCGAAGATCGGTGAGTTTTTTAACTTCTTCGTTGGCGAAGGTCTTGATAACGAATCGATCCAGGTCTCTGTAGGTTCGGATGATATCTCATCCGTCCTTCATTTGATTTCGAATCGTCATCTTCAGATCTTCACAGCGACTTCCGAGTTCTATGTTCCTCGTATATCGCAGTCCACGATCACGCCGGGTAACATCACAATTGCTCGCCAGACACCTTATGGCTGCTCGTCTGTCTTGCCGCTGCCCTTCGATGGTGCAACCGTCTATCTACAGGCAACGCGCAGCGCGATCCGAGAGTTCCTCTATACGGATACGGAACAAGCTTATAGCGCCCCGATGCTGACGCTTCTGGCTGACCATCTGATCGATACGCCACATGACATGAACATCTTGTTTGGTACGGAAGATCGTCCCGAGCAGTATCTTCTTGTCGTGAATAATGATGGCACGATTGCTTGTTTCCACTCTGCCAGATCTGAACGCCTTGCTGCATGGTCTCTCTGGGAGACAGAGCATCCATCTAATACTGCAAAGTTCGATGCGCTCGTCTCGATGGGCAATCGGATGTATATCTCGGTGCTTCGCGGCTCGTCCTATTATCTTGAGCGCATGGCAAAGAATGATTTGGAACTGACGCTCGACTGCGCCAAGAGTTATACCAATGGCTCGGCCACAAAGAACTGGACCATCAACTCCATCTATGCGAACCGAACCGTCTCGGTTGTCTCTAATAATTATTATCTTGGAGACTATGCCTGTAATGGTTCAGGACAGATTGTGCTTAATGATGAAGTGACCAGCATCACGGTTGGTTTCAACTATGATGTGACCATCGAGACGTTGCCGGTTAATGCAATCCTGCCATCAGGCAATTACTCTGGCCGTCCAAAGCGGATTGCTCGTGTTATCCTTGCTTTGAACTCTAGCCTTTCGGTCAATGTTCAGGGCAATCGTCTTATCATTCGACAGGTTACGGATGACTTTTCATTGCAGCCAACGGCTGTCACCGGCAAGCGAGAGTTCTTCTTGCTAGGTTTCAATCGAGATGCCACCGTCACTATCACACAGTCTGAACCCCTGCCTTTGAGAATACTCGGCATGGCTCTGGAGGTATCGATCTAATGTGCGAACCCATTTCATTCCTCATTGCATCTACCTTGATATCGAGCGTAGGTGGTTTTGTAAGCGCCTCTGGTCAGGCCGCAGCTGCTCAATCGGAAGCAGAGTGGCGCAATTACCAACTTGATATTCAAAACCGTCAACTTGCAGAAGATGCCGAGCTTACTCGTATCCAAGCACTTGAGGTTGAGAATAAAAGGCTGGATCAGAATCGTCGCCTTCGTGCCGCCAATGAAGCCTTCTTGGCTGGATCTGGCGTTGGTGAAAGCCGTTCTTTTTTGCAGGGTGTAGAACCCCAGGGCGAACGTGCCTTGCGTTCTGATGTGGCCTCGCTTCGTCTTCAGTCTGCAACTCAGATCAACCGCATTGCGGATCAGATCGCGGTGAACAAAGCAGAAGGCCAGTTTGCTCGCGGTAGTGCAGCTATGGCCGGAAACATTGCTTACACGAATGCCGCCTTCAATGCTGCGGGAAGCATTGCGCGTGGTGCATATCTTTACAAGATAAGGTAATCAACGATGGCTATCAAAGCTGAAGAACGTCAGGTCGGAACCCAGCCTAGCGGTCGTTTGATTCGCGAGTTCAGAACTCAATTGCCTACGCCAAATCTATCTGGCGTTCAGAACTTTGCTGGAGTTCTTGGCGATATTGGCGAGAAGGAAATCATCCGCTCGGCCAAGGAAGAAGCGACTGCCTATGCCAACTCTCTTGAGTTTGGTCGAGATGAGAAGGGCAACTTTGTTAAGCCAGTTGCTCCTGAAGAGTTTGGTCCAATCCGTCGAGAGGTCTTCAATGATCTCATCAATCGCCGTTATGTGACTGATGTTCTTCTCGATCATGATGCAGCTGTTGCTGACATCTATGCGAAGAATAAAGCTGCCGGTGGAGACCCAGGTACTGCATTTGCAAAAGCTCAGGCAGATATGACAGGCCGACTTGCTGGTGTTGACCCAGCCAATCGCGCTGTTATCGAACAGTCTATGCGTAAAAATCTGATCCAGTATAATACTGGCGCTGTTTCTCAGTTTACCACTCAGACCCTTCGATCTGAATTGGTAAACCATGAAAATCAGATCACAGCTTTGTCTGATCGCTATATACGTGCAGCTGCCGCTGGCAATACTGCGGATGCAGATCTTGCTCGTTCTGAGATTATTACTCGCCGTGATAAGCTCAAAGCTGCGGGTTTCCTTACGCAAGATCCAGAAGCAGATAGAATTTTCTTTAGTTCGCTGGAGGCGCAGAGCAGCGTTTCTCGACAGCTTAATATCGCGATCAATGATCCTAACCTAGATAGGGCTGCCTATCCTGCCGAACTCAATCGCTTGCAGCGCATTGTAAAGGGTGAAGCAGCTGATGATGAAACTGCTTTTGGTTTCAAGTCAGCCGACTTTAAGGATGTTGATAGAGCAACTGCCAATCGGATTACTCAGGATCTTAGCCAGACGGAAACAAAGTTTCGTCAGCAATATGCTGTGTCTGCCCAGATGCAAAAGATCCAGACGATCCTGTCTGAGACGGCTTCTGGAAACAGGAACTCAATGTATAGCGCCACGCCTGAGATTCAGGTAATGGCTATTCAGCAGCACATACTGAACTTCAATAAAACACAAAGAGAGTTGGGCCGACCTGAGATTTTAGATATCTCATCCCCAGAAGGATTGATGGAGATTACCAGACAGTTTGGCATTATCCCTGCCAAATTGTTTGATGGCATCTTCACCAACATTAGCACTCGTTCTCCTCAAGATGTTGAAAGAGCTGCTAATGTTTTGAAAAACATTCGCACTCTTCCAGATCAGTCTGGTTTAGGTTCAGCAAGTCAAGAAGCTAACTTTGGAAGTGCGGAAGACCGTAACTTCCTTGACCATTATATTAATCTTAGGATTGCTCTTGAGCCAGATATGGCTATCAAATCAACCCGTAAGGTTCTTGATGATCGTAGAGCTGAGATTGCTGCCAAAGGTGCAGAAGCAGTCGCGCTTCAGCAGTATCGTGTTTTCAAAAACAACGATGAATCTAAGACGCTGAATGATCTTTATGACGATGTTAAAAGAAGGACTGGCATTCAGATCACAAGATTGCCGCCTGAAGTCAGAGAACAGTTTTCGAAGTCGCTGCCAAACTCGATTGCGCTTGCTCAGAGCTTTGAGCAGGGTGTGATAAATGCTGGCCAGTGGTTCAAGCAGAACTACACTATTGATCCAACAAGAACTGAAAGTTCTTCTCAATTCTATAAAGACAATGCTTATATCCCAAAGGGAGAAGCATTTCCTCTGCCGTCTGATGGAAAGACCCAGCCTGTTTCAAACTGGTTTACCCCATATCTTGGACCGCTGCTTTCCAAATATGCCAAGCAAGGTGTCGATGCTTCTCGTAAAAACGTCGAAGGAACCATCGAGATCGCTGGTATCTCAAAGCCAATTGAGATCTCATCTCTCGAACTTGGCAAGAACATCTTCTTCAAGAATACAGGTCAGGCAACCTACAATCCTAGTGTGCCGTGGCATCAACAGGATCAGGTCAATCCTACGTTCCATATCCTGTATTATGATCCCAAGGTTTCGATGTTCCCAATACCTATCCGTCAGCGACCAACAGCTGATAACCCAACGGGATTACTGACATTCGAACCTCATGCGGAAGCGAAGGCTCAACATGATGCCTTTGTTTCGGCTTCGGTTGCGAACAATACTCGGTTGAACCAGTTCGACCGGAATGATGCTATCTTGCGTCAGCAGCGCCTTCGCACTCAGGCAGCCGCACTTGCTGGTCGTGAGCAGGATATCCCGGCATCTCCTTTGGTTACTCTCAGAAACATCCCTGAGCCTGTGAAGCCTGTCATGTATGGGCCGAATGGCAAGGCTATTATTACCGAGTCAACGCCAGACAGGCTTGTGACACCTGGAGATATCAGAAATCTGCGTCAGTCGATTGATCTCTATCGAGCGCCAGATGTTGATAATCTTGTAGCTCCTAAACTTAGGGATTCGCTCCAGCGTTTACAACAACGCTCTAGCTTCGACGCATCAGGAACTCCTCCGGCCGAGTTTGTAAATGGCGGTCCTGTCCTGCTTGCCAATAAGCAGACTGTGCAATTGACATCCAAGGATCGCGATCTTCTGATCCGTACTGTGATGGCTGAAGCAGGAACCGAACCCGCAGAAGGTAAGGCTGGTGTGGCTTATGTGGTTCTTAATCGATTGGCCAGTGGTCGATTTGGCAATGATGTCTATAGCATCTTGACCAAGAAGGATCAGTTTGAGCCGTGGACCAAGAACCCTGAGAAGGTCATGTCATATGGCCCATCAACTCCAGGTTGGAAGCAGGCAGCAACTATCGTGGATACTATGATTGCTGGTGGCGTCTCTGATCCGACGAATGGAGCGACTCACTTCGCCAATCGCGATATCGTAGAGGCGCGTAAGAACATGCGCGCTTTGCGCTGGATCGATACTATGTCAAATCCCACTAAGATCGGACGCCATACCTTTGGTAGTGCTGGTGGGGAAGGAGCATCCTGATGGCTGGCATTGAAGATTTTACGGAAGAGTATTTTGCTAGGCAACGTGCTGGCCTCTCAAAGTCTTTCCCGACTGCTCCTGATGCTCTCCGTGTAAGAGACCAGAACTTTGTCCAGAACGTCTGGGACGAAATAACGGTTCAGCCATTCTGGAATATGGCATCTCAGACATTTGATGTTCTTGAGAAGTACGATCCTACGTTCGATCCTCTGACGCCAGAGAACCTAAAAGGCTATGAGCAATACGCTGGTGTTCTTCGTGAGTCGAGGAATGCTGCTCATAACTCAGCAATCAAGGATCGGATTAAAAGGTTCTCGGAAACAAAGGAGAGGATCGACCAGGAAGGTGGTATCCTTTCTGGCTTCGTATCTGAGATCTTCAATCCTATTAACTATTTGATGCCTGGCGCTGCGCTTAAGAGAGGCGTTGGCGTTGTAGAAGGCTTTGCTCGTGGCGCTGCTGCGGGTGCGCCCTCTCAATTCCTTGACGAATCCTTGCGTCAGCGTACAGATCCAACAGCAACTTTAATGGAATCGGGGAGCAATCTGGCCTATGGCCTTGTCTTCTCTGGCCTTCTCGGTAGTGGTGTTGGCTTTCTAAAGTCAGCAGATGGGTCAATCAAAGGACCGGATATCAATGAAGTTGCTCAGAAGTATGAGCAAGACATGGCTCGGCATAGAGGTGAAGAAGTTGTTTCTTCTTCTGAGCCACCTATTGCATTGAGGATGGAAGTTCCAAAAGGACTTACTGAAACTGCCGGGTGGAAATTTCATATTGGCATTGATAGCCTTGCAGTTGACAAAGATGCCTTCACTAAAAAATTGAATGACCTTGGTGTTCAATTTAAGGAAGGATTAAACTCTGGTCAGACAGGAAAAGATTTTACTATCTATCTTGGGAGCAAAGATTATGCAGATAGTATTGCCAAAGAACTATCACCTTTCGTACAAGGTAAGATTTATGGTGATACTTTAATAGATGATATTGAATTTGCTCCTGGTATTGGTGGCAGATTTGATGCAAATGGCGATGTTACTTTTCATCAATATGGAAAGTTTGGTATCCCAATTCTTAAGGACTTGGTAAGAATTGGAGAGGAAATAAAATTTAGAGACGAAGATATAAAATTCTCTGAGACAGTTCTTGCAAATAAATATGGAGAATTTTTTACAGGCAAAAAATCTACAGTGTCAAGCGTAGCTCCTAAAGAGAAGGCCCAATTTGCAACCGGCGTTTATAAACTTGCCGACTCGCTGAGTGGCGTTCTTCGCATTAACTCTTATGGCGACCTGATTACATCTGGTGTCGGTCGATGGGAAACCTTTGGCCATCGTATGCTAGGTGAGATGGATCTGGTTCTGAATAAGAACAAGCTCGACAAGTTGCCAACAGAAGCCTCGCTCTATCTTGGCAATGGGATGAACATTGGCGTTGGTGTCGATTACCGCGATAGGCTTAATTCAACCTATGGCGAATACCTTGGTGGTGGTCTGGACCAGATGACTGTAGCTGGATTGAATGTTCCAGTGACGGGACGCCGCATTGCTGATGCTGCTCGTGGTATGGTTGGCACTCGCGCCTCCGATGGTCTGATGACCTATCCAGAGTTCAAGGATATTATCTATCGCTCTCTCCGCGATGATGGAACAATTGTTGTCCCTGACAAGCGTGTCGATGGGACAATCATCTCTGATCGTGAACGCAAGATTATTGAGAAGGGCGCAGAAGATACTGCCGCTTTCTATCGTACTCTTGGTGAACGGTTCACAGAGGCAGGATATCTTCGCACAAAACAGGGTGCGCTCAAGCAACTTGATACCCACAAGGTTGCTTTGAAAGAACATCAAGATCGTCTAACCGCTTTGTATGGGATTGATAACCCAACTGCAAAGCAATTGGTCGAGATCGAAGTTCGTCAAGAGGCTATTACTGCCATTGGCGAAAAAATCAGCGAGTTCAATAAGTTCGGCATTCGAGATGAAGATTTCTACCAGGACAAGATCAAGAACATTGCGCTGTCTAAAAAGGCAGCACAGGTTCGTGCTGGTGAAAAGCTCGATCAGCTTCGAGAAGATCTAACTGCTCGACGTCTTGATATGGAAGCAGAACTTAGTGATCTGCTCACTAAAGATCCCGCTGATGTTTCAAGTCGCGACATTAATCGGATGGCCTATCTTGAAGAACGTCTTCGCGATGGCCTTACCGATAAGCAACAGGCTTTTATCAAAAGTCTTGAGGCTGCTACCAACAGGAAATATAGCAAGCGTCAGGCTGATTATCTTTATTATCTGATGCAGAAAGAAGATGAGCTTGCTCAGATCCGCAAGGACATTGATGATGGCGTAGTGTCTTACGAGAACCTTCGTAAGAACTATGTCTCTATTATCTATGATCTGGATGCTATCGTTGGCGACGAGGCTGGTCCTCAGATCTTTCGAAAGAAAGTGGCTGCCAAGTTCAAGGAAGATTCTGAGAAATCAGGGTTTAGCCGCGAGAAGAAAGATCTTGCCTATAACCTTGGTGAGGATGAAGCAGATCGTTTTGTAGCAGGGAGAGATGCCCGCGCTATTATGAAGAAGATCCAAGAGCTTGAGGCTCAGCGTCGAGGTCTTCGTGAAGCTATGGCTCCCGAGGATCTTAAGAAGATCATAGACGAGCAGCGCCGCATTAGGGATGCAGTGTCTGGCCGTATGACAAGAGAAGAAGCTAAGCTCACGCCAGAAGAGATTGCTGCGGCTCCTGGTCCTAAGTTGGACATTGAGGTTCTTAAGGCTCGGCTGGCTTTCCTTATGGGTCAGAACAAGTTGGACCAGATGCCATCTGCTAAACAGGCAGAAGAAATTCAAAAGCTGATTAACGAGCGCGTTAACCAGACAATGAATAACATCCTTCGTCAGGGAGAGATGGGCGAACTGTCGGTTGGCACAAGTGGTGGTGCGAGCTTTATGGCTCGTCGCAAACTTGGGTTCTCTCCTCACGAGATTGCTGACTTTACCATTACCGATGTCGAGGCTTTGTCGATTGCCTATGCCTCTCGCGCTGGTATGGCTAGCCAGATTACCAAGGCTTATGGATCTCGCGATGCAACCATTGGGATCTACAAGGCGCTTGCCGATGGCATCGATGATCTGAAAGGCAATGACTTTGACACATTGATGGGACAGGTCCGTAAGGCCAAGAACTCGATGGACGATGTGCGAGACTATGCTCTTGGCGATCAGTGGGCCAAGGATGTGACCGCATGGGATCGTAAGACTGTCCGAGCAATTCTTGATGCTTCGACCGTCAACCTTCTTGATAATGCCGTGGTTCCATCCATTGCTGATGCCGTTCGTCCGATCACCACCTTTGGTGTCAGTCGAACCATGGAGTTTGCTTTCAAGGGAATGTTCTCAGATCTTGATGCTCTTAAGAACATGGGAAAAGAACTGAAGCTATTGACCGGCGAGTTTGGTGAAGTCTCGGGGGCTGCTGCTGCTCACACCTATGTCAATGGTGGTGGTGTTTCTTCGGCTGGAACCAATTGGGCAACCCGCTCTCTTGATAAGTTCTCTGGCTTTGCCAATGGCCCGTTCTTTATCTTGAACGGTCTATCGATCCTGACTGAAGTCTTGAAGAAATGGACCGGCCTGATGTCGGCTCATTTCATGATTGAAGATGCTGGCAAGATTGCCAATAAGACGGCAGATGATAAGACCCTGACCAATTGGCTGGCTTCTGGCATGTCAGAAGAAGACGCTATCAAGATTGCCAAGCTGGTTGAGAATGGAACTATTGAGCGCCCGAACTATGGTTATTATGCCAATACGACCAAGTGGGGCGATGATGATCTGGTCAATAAGTTTGCCATTGCGAACCGAGCCCAGATCCGTCGAACCATTGTAACCTCTGGTCCAGCCAATAAACCGACCATTGCTCAGGGCTTTATTGGCCAGGGCGATGAGCGCCGTGAGATTGCTCTAGCCCGACTTCCCTTCCAGCTTATGTCCTGGGCGTTTGCTGCCAATAACAAGATCATGCTCTCGGCCCTTCAGGGCAGGGACGCTAATGTTTTTGGCACAGCTCTTACCCTGGTCGGCATGGGTGGCATTGTCTCCTACCTGACCACCCCAGATAACATCTGGGAAAAGCTGACCCTCGAAGAAAAGATGCTCCGCTCGACCGAGCGTTCTGGCATCTTTGGTATCTTCACGGACACATCCTCGATGGTCGAACAGGCTACCCGTGGCCATTATGGCATTCGGCCCATGCTTGGTATGGACCCGCCCTATGGTCAAGCCGATGGCTATCGCCAGTTTACCCGTATTGCTGGCGCTCCGACTTCCAACTTTGTCGAGCTTTATAAGATCTTCGTAGATCAAGATCTGACGGATCGAGAGAGGGCCAAGTCGGTTATCAACCTTATACCCTTGACCGGGGCGTTTTATTGGAAAGAAGGCTGGCAACAGCTTGGAAGATCTGCGGCCGATGCTTGGGATTAGTCCATTTCTAACTCATTGAATCAGCCCGAAAAGGGTATCAGGAGAGAACCATGGCCATTGTGATTAACGATACCGCGCCTCGCGCCCAGTATACGGCGACCTCTGGTCAGACCGCATTCACTGTTTCGTTCGAGTTCTTCGCGAACAGCGACCTCAAAGTGTATCGTAACTCTACACTTTTGACACTGACCACAAACTATACGGTCACTGGTGCGGGTGTTACTGGCGGTGGTACTGTTACCCTGGTCACTGGGGCTACGGCTGGCGACATTGTAACCATTGTTCGCGATGTGCCGGTGGCCAGAACCTCTGACTTTCCGACCTCTGGCCCGTTTAACATCGAGGCCTTGAACACGGATCTTGATCGGTTGACCGCCATGGTTCAGCAGCAGGAGACGCTGGATAGTCGTTCGCTGCGCCTCGATCAGTTCGATACGCCCAATAGTTTCAATGTCTTGCCAGCTAAGGCTGCCCGCGCTGGTCGCGTCCTTCAGTTTAATGATACGACCGGCCAGCCTGAAGCCGGTCCTACGACTTCTGAAGTGGCAAATGCCCAGACCTATGCCACCAATGCTTCGACGTCAGCCACGGCTGCTGCAAGCTCGGCATCGTCTGCCTCTACATCTGCCAGTAGCGCTTCGACGTCTGCAACAAATGCTGCCTCTTCGGCATCAGCGGCCTCTACTTCCGCCAGCAATGCCTCTTCTTCGGCATCTTCGGCATCGACTTCGGCCAGCAATGCTTCGACATCTGCAAGCAATGCCTCAACATCAGCGACTGCGGCTTCGGGATCTGCATCGACAGCCAGCACACAAGCAAGCAATGCTTCTTCTTCGGCAAGTGCTGCGGCGTCATCTGCATCTTCTGCTGCTACTTCAGCAACCAATGCTGCCGCTGCCCAGACTGCTGCCGAATCGGCACGAGATGCAACGCTTGCTGCCTATGACAGTTTTGATGATCGGTATCTTGGTGCAAAATCAAGCGATCCGTCAGTTGATAATGATGGTAATGCTCTTATCGCTGGCGCTCTTTACTTCAATTCCACCGATGGAATTATGAAGCTCTATACTGGCAGTGCATGGGTTGCTGCCTATGTGTCTGGATCTGGCTTCTTGGCATTGAGCGGCGGTACGATGACCGGTCAAGTTGCTTTTGCAGCTGGCTCTGTATCTGCTCCAAGTATTGCTGTAAGCGGGGACACGAACACGGGCATCTTCTTCCCTGCTGCCGACACAATAGCCTTTGCCGAAGGCGGCGTGGAGTCGATGCGTATCGACTCAGCCGGTAATATTGGAATTGGAACAAATTCGCCATCATATCCCATAACTATTAGTCGTTCAGGGGTGAACACCTATCTCTACCAGTTTGATGGAACTGGAACGATGGTTACAGGCTCTAGTGGATCGGGACTTGGTGTCTCTGGCACGTTCTCAAACACCGCCTTTGCTCTGTTTTCAAATTCTACCGAACGTATGCGCATCGACTCCTCCGGCAATGTCGGGATTGGGACAAGCTCTCCTGCTAGTTTGTTGCATCTTGGGACGAGTGCTCCTGAAATTAGATTTGACGATGACGACGCCACAGGTATTGTCCAAGTACGTCAGACAGCCGCTGCGTTCTTAATTACGGTTGACCCAACTAACGTAGACGCATCTAGCAACTTTCAAGTTGCTATTGATAATACTGAACGCTTCCGTATTGCTGCATCAGGCCAGATCGGCATTGGCGGCGCAAACTACGGCACATCTGGTCAAGCACTTGTAAGCAATGGCTCTAGCGCAGCGCCTTCGTGGCAGTCGCCAGTTGCTGATGTTTATACTGGCAGTAGCAACTCTAACACAAGTTTTCCAATTGGAACGAATGTGCTTATCGACTCTGGTGGAACTCTCAGTGCTAGAGCTACAGCCCAAACATTGTATTATTCTACAACTGAAACTGAAAAGTTTTTTAAAACCACTGGAGCTAATAGAACTGCGATTACAGGAACTTGGAGACAGCGTGGATTTTCTAATTCTGATGGTCAGCAGCCTGAACTTTACCAACGCACTGCCTAAGAGGGGATCATGGCTGAAGCACAAAATCTTACCAATGTTCGCTTAATGCCTGACGGCGCTTGGCTTTGCAACATTGACCTTAGACTTCCAGGAGAAGATTGGGAGGCTATTGAATACTGCGCTCGTCGTGGTGATGGCGCACCCATCAACCTCTGGATCATTGAGCAGATTGATGCTGGCTTAGTGGCTGTTACAGACTGGGTTCCTCCTCCTCGCGATATTGAAGTAGAGTGGGCAGAAATTCGTCGCGAGCGCAATAAGCGTCTTACTGCATCTGATTGGTCACAGCTTCCTGATGCACAAGCTGCCATGAGCGATGAACGCAAAGCTGCATGGATTACATATCGTCAAGCCTTGCGCGATATCACAACCACATTTGCTGACCCTGATGACGTTATCTGGCCGGTGAAACCATCATGAGCAATCACGGGGAGACAATAAAATTGGCTGGTGACGTTCTGTCAGTAACGACTGTTGCTGGCACATTAGTTGGTATGCTGCCCTCGGTCGCCGCTATCTTTACAATCCTTTGGACCGGCATTCGGATCTATGAAACCGAAACAGTTCAAAGGATCTTAGGCCGTAAGAGGGATGACCAATGACTAGCACTGAAGATAAACAGGAGAAGATGGCGCTTGAGATGGCTGCCAATTCCTCAAAGGGTGCATTGGTCGAAAAGATTACCTTTGCTGGTATTCCGATCTTGTTCTCATGCGTTGTCTATCTAATGAGCGCACTATCCAATGCGAACAATGAGATCATTCAGATCAAATCGAAAGTCGCCGTAGTGGTGAACGCTGATAACAAAGCAATCCCACCTCAAGGCACGACTATCGACATGGCTCAGATCCGCGAGAGCCTGAACGACAAGATTGATAAAGTCGAAAGGGACGCCGCTCTTGCTCGCGCCGCGATGACACTCGACCGCGAAAAGTCGATGGCTGCTATTGATAAGAGTCGGTTGGATATGGCGGCTGACGCTGCGGCTGCTCGCGCTGCTATCCGCTTTGACCTGGAGCGCATTCGCGCAGAACTTGATAAGCGTGTTCATCTTCTAGAGCAGAAGAAATAATGGAGCCAATGTCTCTCAAGTTTATCTTGATTGCATGGATGCTCGGTTCGTCTGACGGGAAAGTACATTATTTTACGCCGATCATGGTCATGCCAAACTTAAGCATGTGCGAGCAAGCCTTGGCTGATCTAAAAGAAACACACAAACGGGGATACGCATTCAGCCTCTCTGTACGTGGTGTATGTATTCCAGCAAATGCAGGGGGATAGAATGCCTACGACCGTTTATGAAGATCTTTGTGCGCTTGCTCCGAGAGCCAAGAAGGATTTGCTTAAGAGCTTGGCCAAGGCTTCGGCTGAAATCCTGCCTGAATATGAGATCGATACTGCTTTGCGCGAAGCCCACTTCTGGGCTCAGGCCGCTCACGAAACTGGCAACTTTAAATATATGTACGAGATCTGGGGACCGACACCGGCTCAGGCTCGCTACGAAGGCCGTAAAGATCTCGGAAATACGGTCGAAGGTGATGGCTATAAGTATCGTGGCCGTGGCATCTTCCAACTGACAGGCCGTGCCAACTATGAGAAGTATGGTAAGGCGCTTGGTCTTGACCTGGTAAACAATCCTGATCTGGCTGCCAATCCAGAAACCGCTCTCCGCATCGCTTGCGAGTATTGGCGTAGCCGGAAGATCAATGCAGCCGCAGACAAGGATGACATTGTTGCGGTTACTAAGAAGATCAACGGCGGGACCAACGGCATCGCTGATCGTCGCGTCTGTCTTGCCACGGCCAAGAAGATGTGGGCTGATAACTACGAATCCGAAATGGTTCCTGTCGTAAAGCAAGAGCCTTCGATCACATCAAGCAAGCAAGCAACTGGCGGCTTGGCTATCGGTGGCCTTGCTACCTTGGGCGCTGCCAAGGAAATTAAGGAACAAGTTCAGGATGCCAGCGATCTAGCCACGACCATAACTGGAGCGCTCTCAAATACCAGCGTTCTCATCCTTCTTGTTCTGGCTATTGTCGGCGGTGCTATTTTCTACTGGCGCAAGAAACAAATGCAGGACTATGGCATATGATTGCTCTGCTTCTGTCTCCTCTTGGTCGATATCTTCTGATAGGTGGGATCTTGGTATTGGCCCTTGGCGGCTGGTATCTTAAGGTTCGGTCAGATGCCAAGGCTGAAGTTGAGGCGGCAGCACAGGCCGATGCACTAAGGAGAACCCAAGATGCGATACGCGCTGGTGATGCTATCGATGTTCGCCCTGACCGGTTGCGCGAGCCTGACCGGAACTCGCGCGACTAACACGGCATCTTGCTCTGTCTGGAAGGATATCTCCTGGTCAAAGAAAGATACTGACCAGACGATTACCGAGATCAAAGTCAACAACGCCAGGAGAGAAGCCTGGTGTCAAGGAGAGAGGAAGTAAGATGGGACCGGAAAGCTATCTTGGATCTATAGCGTGGTTTGCTGGCAGTTTCCCGCCCAAGGGCTGGCTGCTTTGCGATGGCCATCAGCTATCGATCCAGCAGAACACCGCACTCTTTGCGCTGCTCGGCACGATCTATGGCGGCGATGGGATTCGGAACTTTGCCCTGCCTGATCTGCGACCAAAAGATCCGAATGGCCGCATCCTTCCTTTTGGTGAAAGTCAGCAGCCTTGCATCTGCGTCGAGGGGATCTTCCCTTCACGTTGGTAACCTGATGATCGACGGCCCCTTTGGTTGGTCATCGTGGTAGGCCCAGAGGTTCTCCCCCCTCTGGGCCTTTACTTTGGATGGCCAATCGACACTGCCCAGCAGATATAAAACAGGGCAACAATGATGATCCAGAAACTAAAGATCTCGAACGCTGTCATCTTGATTCCCTTCTAATATTGCGATAATAATTCGCAGCGCCGCTTCTAGCTCCTCAATGCGGTCAGCGGCTTCACGCGCGTCTGCAACGGAAACTTGCCAGTCGGTCGAGAAGCAATGATTGCGCAGCCGCTTCACAAGATCAGACATCTTTCTTTTCCCCCAGTGCAGCGCGGGCGGCATCCATTGCATCTATGACATCGCAAATACCAACACCATTTTCCCATTTGTCGTAAATATCCCGCAGCGCCGCTTCCAGTTGTTCAATGTGGTCGGCAGCAGCATTTATATCTTTGCTAAACTCGGGAAAGAGATCCGTCAAAACATCGGCGATACCAGATAGCCGCTTCACAAGATCATCCATCTTTCGTCTCCCCTAGTGTAGTACGAGTATCATCGACTAATATACAAAAGCCACAACCGCATCCTTCTCCATACATAGGCAAGGTTAAAAAGTTTCTTAACATTGCTTGCAGTTCTTCAATGCGGTCGGCGGCTTCACGCTCTAGCGTTGCGAGCCCACACTCGCCTTCACTGTCCCATGCTTGAGCACTTTCACGCAGCCGCTTCACAAGATCGTCGGTCATTCCGGCCATCTCCCATGCAAAAGTTTTAGTGCAATCCTTCCTGCTGGATACAAACCATCATAGTCTGTACTTCCTGACTCGGTTGGATAGGTCTCCATTTCAACAATGCGGATCAGACCATCCCTGTAGTATTTCACTTTGTGGTTCAATAACTCGATCTCCATTTTGAGATGATCGATCTCCATTTTTAGAGATTGAATATCCTCGTCCTGGTACTTCATCTGTCCCATTATCTTTCCCCTTTAAGTCCAAGAGCATTTCTTGGATAACAACGTTGATGTTTGCTGGTGTCTTTTTAATTGCATGCAAGACAGTCGTATGATCTCGATCTCCAAAGAACTTTCCCATTTGAGGGTAGCTTAAGGATGTCGTACGCTTTGCAATCTGCCAGACAAGATGCCGAGCTATTGTCAGGTCTCTATGCCGTCGGATTGACATGAGTTCTGCTTTTGAATAACCAGTCTTTAGCGCAACCCAATCGACAATCTGATGGAACCGAATCGGATCTTCGATCTCAATTGGCTTCAGGCAAGCCGGCTTCATTTTAATCATTGGCAGTGGCTGGACCACGGGTGTTTCTCCCGTGATCTCAGCGATTGCTTTCTGTGCTGGTTTGTGTTCCAGTTTTTTGAGGACTGGGGCAGGAAGAGCCTTTGGCTTTGGTCTAAACTCTAATGCTCTATTTATAACTACAGGTGGTGGCTGCATTTTACTGCGTATGTTTTTGTACCTTGTTAGGATTTGTTCCACCGTTTCCATTTAAGTCCTCCAGTAAACGCGACCACTCGGACAACATTTTGTTGTACTCTTGGAGCATAAGGTTTTGAGTTTGATAAAGACCGTTGATGTGGTCAAGGATTTCCAGCATCAATTCTTTAGTCGGCTCGTCCTTCTTAAGTTTTATAAAGTCCAGTATACGCTGGGAAAGATCAAAGGTTTCCCCAATCCTAAACTCTATAATGTCAGGAAGATCGATCTCAACCTCATATGGTTTATTAATCATTTGCTTTTCCTATTGGTGCGAACTTCTTTGCCAGTTCTTTTAGTTCTTCCTCAACACCTTCTTCGATCATCGAAACCTTTTGGGATGCTGGTGGATTGGCCTTTACATTTGGCCATGCACTACGCCACCGATCATCAAGATCCGTGCGGCAGCGCATCATCCAGATCAAGAACATCAGACTACACATGGCATGTGCGGCATGGAGTTCGCCGGTCTCTGGATCTAGATCTTCACAATCATTGAGCGCGTGGAGATGCCGCATTGCAGCGCCGATCAACCTTGTATACGAGATGCCTTCTCGCCAGTTATCAGGGCCATACTTGATTGCCCCATGCTGTAGGACTGCGGCCATAGATTCGAGAGCCGTGCGATCCAGTAAGTGCATAGGCAACTTACCTTCGTCGTGTTTGTTTCCACCTTGCATTATCTTTCTCCTTTAAGCAGCTTCAAGCTGGCCGACCAGCCAGCAGTTTTCCAAAAAATCTGCCGCCTTTGCAGCCTGGGCAGCAGCAGTGAACAGGGCCATCTTGTCTTTCTTGGCAATCTCCAGCCAACTTTTGAGATAGGCTGCATGATCTTGTCGAGTGTGATTGGCGATCTGCCACTCGGCTGCAAGAAAGGCAGCGCCCATCTCAGCAACCAGTTCCTCCATTGCATAGGCATCAGACTTAAACTTGGTCGAGAGATTACGATCAAGCCGATCCTTCGCACCTGTCCAATGGACTAGCTCATGAAACAGAACCGAGTAGTAATGCGGAGCATCTTTGAAGTTCTCGAATGCTGGCATACAGATCGTGTCTGTGCTTGGAATATAGCAAGCCATGTTTCGATCAGCTGAGATCTTTGCTCCTGTCATGCGAACGAAGGTCTCGATCATATTGATGCGCTCGCCTTCGCCTATGCTCTTGGGGGGCGTCGGCTCGGCGGCGCAATCACCTTCAACTTGATTGGCATTAAAGACATAGGAGATCTTGGAGATCATAACCTTCTGCTTGTCGCCATTCTTGTCTTCACGCTCATCGGTCTTGAAGAAAACAATCTGCGTTCCCTTCTCTCCCTTCTTGACCTTACCACCCAGGTCATTCCATTGATTGTATGTGGCCCATCGCTGTGATGAATAGCCTTTGTTCATGGCTGTCAGCCAGCACATCATGACATTCAACCCACGATAGTGAGCCTTGGTCTTGGCATTCTGTGGCATGGTCAAGTCAACTGATTGCCACGGTGGCGACCACTTACCCGCATCGTCAACCATAGCAACTAGTTTATCTGTCATCTCCTGGTATGCGTCTCTCATAGCTTTTCTCCCGAGCTTCAAGACTAATCTTAAGGACATTGAGGATCCCAATAAGTGTAGAGATCCTTGCGTTTGAGCGGCCCGACTCGATGTGAATGATCGAGAGTCGGCTGATGCCGACCCTCTTTGCTAGTTCATCTTGAGTCATACTAAGATCCATCCGTCGATCTTTAATCAACTTCGCGATCTGACTTGCCGCTGTTTCAGAACGGCATATCTTCATCAAGATCATTGGATGGTTTTCCTGTAGCTTCTGACTTCTTGGTATTGTCGAGCATCTGGAAGTCGCCGTTGAAAGCGCCAACCACAACCTCGGTGGCTGTCTTCTTCACGCCATCCTTTTCATACTCACGGATTTCCAGATTGCCTTCGACGTAAACCTTCAATCCCTTTGAAGCGTAGCTCTCGATGACCTCGACCTTCTTCTGATCCCAAACCACCACGTTAACCCACATGGTAGTCTTCTCTTTCTTCACCCAGCGATTGACCGCAATAGAGAACCGCGCAGCGCGCTTGTCTCCATAGGCTTTGATCTCTGGTTCCTTGCCGATATTCCCAATGAGTGTGACTTTCGCGACCATGACTTATTCCCTTTCCAGTTCTTTGCGCTTCTCAAGATACATCTGTCGCAGCGTTCCAAGTTCAGGCTTAGACAGATGCTCTGCTTTCTGCTTGATCTGAGCAGACACTTCTTCCAGTTCAGAAGGAACGGTTGCCATTTGAATAGCAAGTTCCAACGCACCGACGATTGGATTACGATAAGACGAGACCTGATCTTCATCTGGATCATCGCCTGTCTCAAGGCCAAGCGTCTTAAGCAAGGCATACTTTACAGCATAAGACATAGCTTTGCCTGGACCTTTGTCCTGATCATCTAGTCCATAGCCGAATGTTTCCACATCGAAGAAATCATTCTGGTCATCGACATTGACGAACCGAACCGTCATCGCACACTCGGTGCGGTTTCCACTTTGCTGATGCTGCACCTCGATTGGATAGTATACGATGCCAGCCTCCAACAAGGCGGGGCGTACCTTCGCTGTCACGCTGTCATGCGAGACAATCGAATAGCGCATTCCCTGCTTCTTCTCTTTCTGGATATACGTCACATGCTTCATTGCCAAAGCAAGACGCTGATGAATATTAAGCGCGGTCATCTGTTCCTCCATAGTCCTCATCCGTTCCGAATCCTGCCGAGGCTAGTGCCTCGCCATCATTGCTATCGTCGGTATCTGGTCCGACATCCAACTCAAGATCAATGTCGATCTTGTATCCCATTGCCCGTTCCCATAATGCTTTGAGTGCATCATCACTTGGGTCATTAATGAAGTCATCGATCTCCATTGCAAGATCGTGAAGCCTCATCATCCAATCATGTCGTGTTGTCATTTGTAATCCCTGTGCATCCAGATGATATGATTGCGACCACCTTCGCCGCGCTGCTTGCGCCGACCCGTGTCAACGATGACACCTCGATCAGCAAGTTCTGCTCGACGCGAGCGATAGGTAGATCCAGTGTGATTGAAATGATCGTTCATCTCATAGTCTGTGAAGCCCATCCGATTGCGTGAAATCGCATACTCCTCCACTTGCTTCTGGACTTCGTTCAGCTTTGGCATGATCGACTCGGCTGCCTCGAAGCTAGTCTCTGGATCTGTGCTTCGAGCTTTGGCTTCGACACCTTTGAAGAAATGAAACAGGTTATTCTGTATCATCCTACTTCTCCTTGCTTGGACGAATGATAACGCGACCACGTTTGTCGCGCTTGGCTGTGATCCCATGGCCATAAGCTTCTGACCAATCGTCTTCGATCAACTTACGAAGCGCCTCCTTAGAATCATCATAGATCTTTGCGGCTTCTGCATTCTCGATAATCCTGCCCGAGAGTTCAGCCCAAAGATTATTGGAACTCATGTCCATGATCTTCATGCCATCGACCTTGATTGTCTCGATTTTCTTGGCCGCTGCTTCTAAGGTTGGCTCGACCGGCGTCAGATCTGGTACTTCCTTGTTGATGACATGCCACCAGAAAGCCTTCTCCATCTTGATAAGATCTTGAATGTAGTCGTGATCGTGATCGACACGGCAGACTTCAGGCTCATCATTCCCACGGATAACTGAGAAATAACAATAGTCGGTATCAGCCACGGCCATGTAGTGCTGAAGCTGCGGCATGTAATAGCGAGCCTTGTCTCTGGCAGTCACGCCATTAGACGAGTGCTTCATCTCAAGGAAGGTGTTGCAATCGGGCAGCCAGCGATCAAGGTTTGCGCCCATCCAATCATGGTCCTTGTGCTTACGCATAGATGTAAGCTCGACAGTCTTGATCTCTGTTGTCTTGGTAAACCAATCAGCGTGGAAGTTCTCGCTCATCAGACCAAGCTGGACCTTGAACACATTGCTTAGATCTTCCGGCTGCTTGGCCCCGATCTTCTCCTGGTACAGATCAAACCAATCACCCTTCATAATCCGCATGGCATCTGAGCCACCAATAAAACCAATACGATTCATTTTACTTCTCCCCTTAAAAAGGCTTGGCGAATTTGCCAATTCCAACGCCACCTCTGCCATATCTCCCAGGCAGTATGATCCTTGTATTGAGACGCGACCCATATCTGGAACCAGTATTCGGCTCGCTCTTTCTCCCATTGCAACAGGGTTTCATCGATCCCCATTTCAACCTCCGTGATTAAGAAACTATACTGCATTAGTGCTGCAACTGCAAGTGTGCAGTTAGATTTAGAGCCGAGAAACCGCTAGCTCCAAGCGGGATCTCCACGCTTTGAGATGTTCGACCGTAGGCTTGGACGCCTCGATGAACTCTGCTGGCAATGGAAGATTAGGGTATCGATGTGTCTTAACAATCTGCCGGCAAGCCTCTTTGAAGGCGATACCGGGTATGTCTTGGAACACGGCGACATATAGTTTGAACGCCTGTCTCTCTGGCAATGGCGCTCGAAAGACCTCGGCCACCACCTCAAGTGATGATGTTATTTCCTGTGGCGACGCTGGCTCGAACGCTTGCCGCACCTGTGCGAGGGCAAGCGTGAGAGACTGCTTCGCCTCCTCATATGTCAATGAGTTTGGGAGTGGCTTCTTCATATTGACCAAGCTCACCAAGCAACTCAGCTGCTCGTCTACGATTGGTCTCAACCAAGGCTGCGGGATCACGGCGTGTCGTTCCTCTAGGCCGTACAGCGTGAGTGCGCCTGATCCAGTTTCTCCAAGTGGCTTGCCAATCTGACTTTGGTTTTCCTGCCCCGATCCAGTAATCGCGGAACTGATCTGTCGCATCGTTGAGATCCACATCTGGTCGAGCTGACCTAGCCCACTCGACATTGGCTTCCGTTGGTTTGAAATCAGAAGGAAGCTGATGCGCCCTTCTTAACTGAGCAGAGCGAAGGCTCTCTCTATTATTAATTGATGGTTCCTTATGGTTAGGGTGACACGGTGACACCCCCCCCTGACACGGTGTCACCCCTGACACGGTGTCACCCCTCTCATCGAAGGCTCGTATGACATAGAGATTGGTTCGACCGGGCTTCTCCTCGATCCTTACCAGATCCATTTTAACGAGCTCTGACAGGGCTCGCTGGATTGAGCGACCACTGAACCCTGTATATCGAGAAAGCCTGTCCACGGACGGCCAAGCCTCACCACGAGGGTTCGCATGATTGGCTAGTCCAACCAGGACAAACTTCAGCAATGGCCTGGTCGGTCCTTCGACTTCAGGCAACTCTAGATTGAGCGCATAATTGAGTGCTTCGATTGACACGATTAACTCCCTTAAGTCGAGCAGCCCCTCCCCCAAAGGGGGCTGCGAGATCTTAAGGGGTTCTATCAACCCACTTATCTATCTCGCGAGAAGGGATCTCGTTGATCTTCAGATTATACTGAGCTTCGACCAGTTTCTTTTTGATTACATAGACATCGGTAATCATGCCCTTCACATCCTCAACCACGACTGCTTCTGGTCGGCGCAGTTCATTGAGGATCACATATCGAAAGTCAGCACGATAGGTTGTGATAGGCTGTCCATGATGGACTATCGGATAGCTTGGTTGAAGTTTCAGTTCTTCAATCAAACCCTTTTCTTCCATAGCTTTTAGTTGAAGATAACGCTTGGCCTCTGCTGCTGAAGCAAACCAATGTCCGTCAATCTTCTGTCCGTTGGCATTGTATTTACCACGGCGAGACTTGTTTAAGTTCAATAACTTACGAGCTTCGGTGGTAGAGACAGGAAGTTTAGCCATCGGAATCCTCGACCACTTTGATCTTTACATTGAGAGCGACACACCAGCACATCAGATAAAAACAGGATGGTAACTTCACGCCACTCTCCCATTTGTTAACATAACAATCTGATACACCGATCTTATTGGACAGTTCTTCTTGGCTGAGACCAAGGATCTTGCGTCTCAACACGAGGGTCGAGATCAAGTTCTTATAGAACAGTTCCTCAAGCGGAGACGGAATTGTATTCCTTGAGAACACTGGCTTCTTGATTGGATTGCGTGAGAGAGCCAGCAACCTTGAGTGCTGTTCTGTAATGAAGATCTCGCCCATTGAGCACCCGATAATATGTGCTATCTGGGACACCCGCTTGGAGAAAGGCTTCTTTCAGATCTGCGTTCTTGCTGACGGCAAGTTCTGCTAGCTGAACAAAGTAACTTTTGATTTCCATACGAGTGGCCCCGACTGATTTGACAGGCCGAGAATACTGCACACTTGCAGGTTGTCAATCCTCCTCTGTCTTATACATATCGCGCTCGATCTCCAGATCCTCTTCGATCCAAGCCATCACGGTCTTCACTTCATCCATCAAGACTTTGAAGTTGGTCTCGTTCTTGATCTCATTATTCCTGCGCTTGCAGTCTTCGTAATCCCAGATCACATCCCACAACAGATCCATCCATTGAACTGGATTGCTACGATTGATCTCTTCGAAGTTATTGATTTCATTTAACTCTTTCATTTTATCCTCCTTCTAGGATGACATGCTTTTCTATTCTGACCAGGACAAAAGTGACCCAAGATCTTTGGACGTTTCACGTGAAACTTTTCCAGCCACCTTGGGTGACACGCGCTCACCCCACGCTCCTCGCTTACGGGTATGCGGCCTGGTCGTTAGCGCGTCTGCTTCAACAGTATCAGTGCTTGTCTGGCAGGGTTTGCCTCAAGTCTACTCCTGCTTGTCTTGCAGGCGGTGCCAGTCTGGAGCGAAGCGGAAGCCTGGCCCGCTGGTCATGGAGTGATAACCCATATCACATACATGTGTACTGTGAGAACCAACAACGCGATGGCGTCGAATGCCTGATCCATTTTCTTCATACTTTCCACTCCATAAGGGGGTACGGGGCGCAGCCCCGGAAAATTTTTTTACGATTTTGCACTGCACAATCTTGTTGCGCTGCGTCTAGCGGGTGGTGAAAGGCGGGGCTATTAACCCCGCCCGATTGTCACGCCACGAAATTGCGATTGTCTGCGGTCTCGTGGTCCATGTCCCGGCCCGTGGTCTGGGCGGGCTGGCCAAGCAAGGCGGCAAGCTCGGCTGCGGCGGTCGAGACCGGGGCCTTCTCGCGTGGCGTGAATGCTGGTTCCTGCCATGCTTTGCCTGTGATGTCGGTATAAGTGGCGCTTGCCTCTTTCAAGGCGGCGCGAATGATCTCGACTCGTGCCTGTGCTGCCATGATACGCTCGCGCTGGGCGGTCAGCCGATCCTCAAGATCGGGTGAATGGCGAGTGCTTTGCAAGAGATTGCGACCGATCTCGACCGTCTTCTCATGGTAGGCAGCTGCGCTTTTCAGCTGATAAAACAGAGCGTTAGTGACAGACTTGAGAACTGCATCTTGGGCGTACCCGAGATCATTCACGGTCACCGGCTGGCCCGTCTCGCGATCGGTCGCGGTGGTCGGGAGGTTAAAATATGCGCCCAGCACGGTCATGATCTTGGTGAGAGGCTGGTTTGTAATCTGGCTCTTGATGATCTTGGTCATAGTGTAGGTTCCTTTTTTGAGCGTTGATTGATTCAACAAAGTCAGAATAAAAGTCGGTGTTTGTATAGTCAACTATACAATGCAGCTTTTCTGTTCACGAAAGCGTGATTGAAATTGGCTCATCGCCCCAATCGGATGGCCAACGAGCGGAGCGAGTGCAATGCTACAGCATTGCGGGAAGACCATGCTTGCGGGCTTGCCCGTCAAGCGTGGGCTGTTGCGCGGCTGCGTTGACGCCACAGGCGGCAACATAACAGCAGACGCTATGTCGGCGCATAGCCGTCCTTATGTGGTCCGAACAAGCCGAACGCTTATCCAGCTTGGCTGAGTGAGGGAGTGACCGAAGGGAACGTATCGAAGCCCGAAGGGTGGAGACCTGAAGGGGCTCCATGCGTAGCACGAGAGCCCGACCGCCGACGCGAGGTCGGCGGGCACTCCCAATAGGTTGGTCACTTGACAGGATTTGGACTGCCCTCTCTATATATACCATGCGGCAGCCAAAGAGAGCCTGATGAATACCCTAGCTACACGATCTGAAGCACTGCCTATGACAGAGAAGCAAGACGCTTTCTGTGATGAGTATGTAGCGAACGGCGGTAGAGGTACAGCAGCGGCAAAAGCAGCTGGTTACGCAGAGAAATCAGCGCATGTAGAAGCCAACAGATTGCTGAAGAACCCTCTGATATTGCAAGAGATTTACAAGAGGACTGCCCTGGCCGTAGGTGCTGCTGCTCCGAGAGCGTTGATGACTATCATAGAGATGAGCACAAACGCTAAGAGTGATTACGTAAAGCTCGAAGCCTCTCGTGATCTGCTTGACAGAGCGGGATTGAAGGCTCCCGAGAAGGTTGATTACCGGCTTGACGGTGAATTAAAGATCAACATCGATCTGTCCTAAGGCGACGAGGGGGGGGTCAAAAAGGGCGGCGATAGCCTATTGCGAG